TGTAGTTAGTTTCAATTACATCTGAAACTGTATATTCTAATGCTGAATTGGCAAAGTCTTTCGCAATAATAGTTTCTGCTTCAATTACAGAAGTTGCTTGTACTAAATAAGACTCTTTGATAACTTTTTTAGACAATTCACTTTCCAATTTTACTTTAACTGTGTAATATTTCATTTTTCTGACCTCTTAATATCATTTTTAATTAATAAAACTATAGTAGCAAAAAACCAATCTTCTATAAATGAAGTTGTGTAGTTGAATGCATAAATTGATACAATGTTAAATGCTATTGCTGCTATGGTGCATATTACAATATCTTTTATGAATTCTTTCATTTTCCACTACTCCCAAAACCACCATTACCTCTTGCAGTTTGAATACCTGAAAAAGCATCAGCAGTTAATGGTACATATTCTAATCCTTTAGGCAATTTTTCAATAATTAATTGACATATTCTATCACCTTCTACATAAGGTTTACAATTCTTACCTACTTTATAAAATTTAGCAAGAATTCTTCCAGTATATCCTGAATCAATAATCCCAACAGAATTACACAATACTAACCCAGTTTTGTAAATGGAACTTCTGCTAAAAACTTTTCCTACATATCCATTAGGAATTTTAACTGATAATCCAGTATCATATGTGATAGTACTTTCATCTTCATCAATTACATTTACTGCTACAAGATCAATACCTGCATCACCTTCATATGCTCTTGTTAGATTAAATCCTTCAATTTTAGGATCAACACTATAATAAACGTTTTTCATTCAAACTCCTTTTTTAAAAATTAGGTAATCCACCTATTATTTTACTTCTTTTTCTCATTAAATTTAATAATTCATTTATTTGCTTTTCTGTAATTTCTACTCTACTCTTTATGTCATTTATAAACCTGTCAATTGCTTGCTTATAAGGTATTTTTTTCTTTTTTGCATACATATAAGTTCCTTGCAAATTAGCATCTATTTCTGTCTTTAAAAAATAATACTTGTAATGTTCTTGTCTGAAATATAATCTATCTCTCAAATAACCATCATTTCTATACACATTCTTATTGCCCACTTGCTCACCCTTAACGAAATGAGTAATATGCTCTATTTCGTGTCTAAGAACATCATAAAACATATAATGTAATTCTTTTATATTTGAAAGATCTTTAACTTTTCTATTATCATAATAATGTATAGTTATAAAACTTGAGTCTTCCTCAGCATTTACAAACCCATCTATTGTATATTCTTGACCTTCTGCTAATATTACATCTTCACTATCTTTATACATATACAAAAAACAAGAAATATTCCTATCATTCAAGAATTGAATATTTATAAACTCTTCATTTGTTTTTCTTTTTGATTGAATAAAACCCTTAATATGCTTAATTACTTCTTTTGTTGAAGATCTAACGATACTATCATATCTTCCCATAAAACCTCATAAAAAGAGGGGTAATTTCTTACCCCATTTGATAAATTATTTTATAAACTTAAATAACTCTTCATTACCTACACTATCTGTACAAATTACAAAATAAATACCTGCAGCAAGATTGTCAACTTGTATATTTTGCTCAACATCAACTCCTGATACTTCATATACTGAATCACCATTCACATTGATAATAAATACATATTGATATGATTGATAATTATTCAATGAAATTTGACCATTATTTATTGTTAATGTTTCAATATTAGAAGAATTCTCATTAATCTCAGTTTCTACATTAGTTGGTATGTCTTTTATCAAAACAGATATTATATAAGTTGGTTCTAAAGAACTTAAAGAATCGATTAATGCATTTTTCTCTCTAATAGTTGCATTTAAAGTATCAATTCCACTCCTCAAGAAGGCAATTTCTCTATTCTTGTTGTCAATTTCTTGTAGTAATTCCTCTTCTCTACAATGTCCTGTTATTCTTATATCTCTAATGTACTCTTCTAATGTAGTAACTCCATCAGTAACTACAAATTTGAAAGTTAATGTAGTATCTCCACTTCTAACTGCATAATTATAATTGTTTCTAACATCCCAATTCAAGTTAATCAGTTCAAAATTACCACTATTTCTACTAACATAGATACTAATTAAGTCAAAGTGATTGCTAACAGACCAATCGAAAGGAATTACAGAATTAACTGTGTATTGATCATCTGTAATTGGTTCTAATTCTAACCACTTATCTGCACTACTTACATTAACAGTTGCAAGTAATAATCCTCTCTTAGTCTTGAAAGTCAATGTCACATTAGCATCTGTATTTGGAGTAGTGCTATACAAGTATGAGTTTAACTCATTATATGCTAATGTATCGATTGCTGTTGCATTTTCATATACTACTACATAATTTAGATTTCCAANGTTTGCTGCTTGAAGTTGGAATAATATGTTTTGTCCATCACCCCATAAATTATTTTCAATGTAANTTTCATTTGTAACTGTCATTGAAGGTAATACNTAAGATGAATTGATATGTCCAATNTTATACCCATATCCACCACCATTATATGTTAATCTAAATGTAACATCTTCTTCAATGAAATCATTTACAAGTGTGTAATTAGTTTGAATGTTAGAAACATCTGCTAACTTAGTCCAACTGCCTGATGTAGTTTTATATTCTAATAACAAATTAGATGGTAATTTGGTAGCAATTGCTTTCCACTTTAATTCAAAAGTCCCATCAATATAAATCTCATCAGGTTGAGAAAATGTTGCAGAACTTCCTAATACTGTGAATGTTGCATCACTAACGTCAGTCGGTAAAACGCTGAATGTACCAGAGTTTCTATCACCTGAGTGAATACCCAATCTAACGTTTGTGTATAGTTGATCAGCAGTCCAAGTTATAATTCTGTTGTTAGGTTGAGTTTCACCCCAACCAAATGTATTGGTAATTGTATGCCAATTACCTCCTTCTCCAACAGATACATAATAATCTGTAGGTGTATCGTGCTCAACAACTTCTACGTTAATTGGAACACCATAATATACTTCTTCTAAAATTGCAGATTCGTTCACGAACGTCTGATCTGCATAAACGTTAATTCCTAAGATTAACAGAAATAAGAAAATAAATTTTTTCATAAATCAAAAATCTCCTATTATTTAAAAATATTTAACAAACTAAACTTCTATATACTTCTATTGGTACATCAGGTGTAAATCCACCTTCAACTCCTTTAACTAAAACTGATATTGCATCGTGTGAATGTAAAGATTCTAAATGTGAACATATAATTTTAAAATCTTTCACATTGCTAATGTTAATTAGTCCACTATGTATTAATCTTGCAGCATCTTCAACAAATTTCAAATTTGCTCCATTTAACTCAGCAAATGCTTGTTCATCTTCTCTCTTAACCATTACCTGAGTTTCTGTTTGTAATGCATCTGCTATTATATCTCTAACATCTTCAATCCATAACATATCTTCAAACTCAACACTAACTCTTGCTTTAGATCTTTGTGAGTGAGATACAACTGCCTTATTACGTTCTTCTAATGCTTGCATTGCTAATTCAAAAGAACAAGGACAAGCACTTGAATATACAAAATCAAAGTGTAAATACTTTTTAATTGTATCATCTTCTAAATGATGTGCTTCTAAAGAAACATTGTAGTATTGATATCCTTCTAAACCACTTCTTAATGATTGCTGTATTATTGGAAATGAGAAGTTCAGTATAATTCTTGCATCAAAACTACCTAACTTAGACCTATATGATTGTAATAAATCTTCTAATAATTGTATTGAGAATGATTTATCTTTATACTCATAAAAAGTCCTTATTATTCTTGACATATTAATCCCTTTCTTTTCTGCTTCTAAACTAACAGTTCCAGTAACAGAAGTTTCAAGAGTAATGTATCCACCATCTTTCTTCATATAATTAATTGGTAATTTAAAATTATGAATACCAACCTGATGAATTTTTGTATGTGAACCTTGTATATTAGATGAAGGACCATTTTGCAGATCGTGCATTGTCGATATATAATTATCATCAATTAAAAATTCATCATCATATGTTCTATCTAATTTATTTGATAATGAATTAGGATTGTCTTTATAAGGTATAACATCATCCCCTAACCATTCATACGTATTTTCCATATTTTATCCTAAAATTGTTTGTTCTATAAAATTAATATTATGCATTATACAATCTTCCATCTCTTGGTTGTTATTATATTTTATGTCAAAATCAACTGGTAAATCAATTTTACCATTAATTAATCCAGTTGCTGTATCATCAAATTTAACCCCATTGATACCGTGCCATATTGCAGATGATGTATCAAAACTATCTATTATTCCAATTGCTCTTTGAATTATAAACTCTCTTATAGACGAAGCACCTAAATAATGAAATTGTAAATCATCTCTCAAATTATCCAATAACTTCGTATTATTCTTAATATAATTAGAAGCAAATATTCTGTTAAATGATATATCTGAAGTTCCAGTTTTTTCTTGAAATGCATTAGGAATACCCAATATGGACATACCAATCATCTTAACATCAGGATTTTCTATCATAAGAAATAATGATGTTAAAAATCCTGTAACATCTCCATACTTACTTTGTGGTACACCCATTACCTTAACATCACTTAATTCTGAATTCTTCAGTACATCAATAAATGAAATCAAAGATTCGTAAGTCTTTTTCCAATCTTCTTTTGGATAATCAGGTGCTACAATATAATCTGGAATTAATCCACTTTTAACTACTTTTTCTATAAGTGCGTTTGTATCTATGCCTGCTCCTAATTCAAAAGCACTATTATCCATAATGATAGTATCACCTTTTTCTTTCTTCTTCTTATAAAAAGAAACATATCTATCATCTTCCAGTAAATGTGCTAAACATAAATGTCTTGTTGCACTATCAGGTATCCAGTTAAGATAACTAATAGGAGCAATATAACATCCTTCTATTTTTTTTAAGTTAGCCATTAATAAATCCTAAATTTTTTCATAAAAATTAATTTCCAATGTGTCATTAAAAACTGTATAATATTGATAATCATATTGTACAATTTTCTTATATTTACTTTCTAAATTATGTATATGTTGTATTAATTCACCTAATCCAATAAAATTATCTTTAACATCTCTAAATATTAAATGTTTAGTTATTTCTACGTCAGACAAGTTTTCCTTATTTCTTGATATCCCATAAAATTTAACTCTCAAATCAAGAGTTACGTTAAGTAAAATAATACCTATATCATCATATTTTTTCATCAATTCATCTAATATTTTACTCTCTCTAATGCCAGTAAGTACAAATGTCAATCCTTCCTCATCATTCTCTTCAACTATCTTATTGAACTCTTGTACTATTTCTTCCCATAACTCTACACTTGAATGTTCATATATATTAACATTATCTAATTCACTTTCATTCTTTATCTCTACATTTCTTTTGATAATTTTCTTTACCAAATCAGATGCTTTCACAATATATTTGTCATCAATATCTAACATCCTTTCAGCATAATAATCCTTACCACTGCAAGCCTTTCCTATTACAACCATTACTTTTTTATTCATATAAATTTTCCATTAATGTCAATAATTAATATACAAACTTACCAAAAAAAACAATACAATCCAACAGTTGATGAAAATATTTTTATAAAATATCATATTCAACTCCACCACCATCAATATTGTCTTCATAGAAATATACACTATGTATTACATACCCTTTATGTATCAAATATCTTCCCAATTCTTCTGAAATCATCTCACAAGAACGTTCTCCAAAATTATGAATTTTAGTTATTTCATCAATAGGAAATTTCTCATTAATGAATTCATTAATTTCATTCTTCAATGTAAAAAATTCCACATCTCTATCACTGTGTTTCACCTCTACTTTAACTTCATAGAAAAACTTATGTCTATGATCATATGCTAAATAACCTACATTTTTTGGAGCATTCTTCCATCTGTGAGTTCCATCAGTATTATCTCTAACTATCACATATTTTTTCATTATTTCTTATCCTTATTACCTTGATATTGACCATTATATACATTGCTTACTGCATATGTCTCATCACATACTATTTGTGCTACTCTTGCATTCTCCCCAATTACAATGTCTTGATATATAAACATCATAGCACCCATATTATCCACTTCAAATCCAGGATCATACACACTTGACATTATAATATTACCAGTTCGTAATATTGAACTTCTTTGCACAATCTTTGCACTAACATTGTTAGGTAATTTACATCCCTCATTGAAAGTCACACTATATACACCTTGTGGTAGTATATAACCATAAATTGAATTTTCTTTTGATATATCAACGTGGAAATCTTCCATATATAGAGAAACATCTTTCAACTCAACTTCTCTCATCTTCCCTTCGTTAGTTTCGTTGTTATATAAACCTTCATATATTGCAGTTTTATTACCTACATAACCAACAACACCTTCAGCAGTTACATTTCTAATAGATTTGACAGTTAAATCAATACCCACTTGCTGAATATTCTTTTCATTGGCATTAATAACAATACCATCTTGATATAATCTTTTTCCAGTCAATACCATTTAATTCTCCTCAGGAATATAAATACCACTATTTTTTTCGTGTTCAAATACTTCTATCTTTGCAATCTTAACTCTTCCATTAGTATCTTCCAATACGAAAGGATTGAGTTTATCATATAAAAATTTTGCAAGTTGCTCAATACCTACTTGAGGTAATATTCTTAATCTTAATGCATCTCTACTATCCAATAAGTTCATTAAGTTTAACTCAGGATCATCCTCAGCAATTAAAACTGTATGATCTAATAACCATTTTAACCACTCATCAGGTCTCTTCCCATCAATAGTCTTGTCTGTTCTTTTCAATCTTCCAAAATCAAATACCCAATTCTTTTCATCCATTTCACCTTCATACCATACCTTGAAATAAACAGAATATCCGTGTAAAAATTTACAAGCAGTTCCTTCTGCTCTCCATTGTCTAAAGCATACAGAATATCCATCATAGACTTTAGTCGATAAAAACTTTCCCATAAAAACTCCAATATTAATAAATTTTAAAAATGTAATATACTAAAAAAAACTCAGATATGCAACAGATCATTTAATCTTTTCAAATTGTAGGTCTATTTCATAAATGAAAGGTTCTTGCTTTTTAGTTACAATTTCACTCATACCAAATCCTATTATTATACAATTGGCATATGTGGTTGTAAATTCATTGTTTTCAAATGTAACATCAGAAAATATATTATCGTATAGTCCATTTGATATATCAGATATGTAATTAGTATTTTCTATATCATATAATTTTATTCTTATTTTTCTTGAAAATTTATCTAACAAATGAAATGAATAATATGCTCTTTGTGGAATGTCAGATAGCCATTTAATTTCCCATTTTCTAATCTGTTTGAGTTGATGAACATTATTCATCATATTCATTGCCATCTGCTGTCTTTTAAGCAATTCTAAAATATCTTGCCCCATATAACCTCCTTTAAAAAAATGCCACATTTTATGGTAATGTGGCAAACCTTAAATTACATTAATATATCTCACATTGTCCGCTATGCTCACTTACCATCTTGCACATCTTAATAAAATAACTTTGATCGAACGTATGTTTCATTTGATTTATATCCTTATGTACTAATTGTATGTTATCAGCAGTATATCCTTTAGATGAATCAATTCTATCGAGTGAAATGTCATATTTTTTCGTGTAGTTACCATTTTCAGTCCATCTCCCTTCACCTTGGAACGATAAATCTATACCAGTAAGTGCACATTTTTTATCTTGTTCTATCCACTTGTTATAAACATCTTCGATAGTCAAGTCACCTTCATACTTAGTCCCTATTTCATTACTTTTGCGTCTAAATTTGCCAAACCAACTTGCTGGAATTTCTTTATATCCTTTCCAACTACCATTTTTTTTGCCACTTCCCATTCTTATTCCACATTCTTTGCATCTCGAAGACTTTCCATTTATCAATGTATATGCAGATACTTTACATTCTACGTTACATCTTCCACATATGCATTTTACTTTAGCCTCGTGTTCAATGAAAATCTCAGGTGACGTAACTGTCCAATCTCCAAATACGTCACCTTCTTTAAATCGATTTTCGTATTTCGACTTATTCTTTTTACCCATATATATAATCTCCAATTTATATATATAAGTACATTATAAATCAAAATTCCATACGGTGGTAATTCCATATGCTAATATATTTCGCATTGTCCACCCTGACAGGCCAATTCTCCTGCAAGATTAGTTTCATCTTCTTCTTCAACGATTTGGGATAAATCTATAGTGTGTAAGCGTTTGGATAATTCTTCATATTCTTCTTTTGTAATGTCTTCAAAAGGTTGCTGAGTATAGCTACCTCCATCGAAAGGTAATACACTTATTCCATTATAAAAATCTCTATTAGCCCACATCCAAGCACCAACCATCTCCCATTCATCTTCTTTTATAGATACAGTTGCTGAAATATTATTTGTATTTTGGCCATCTCTATGTCCTGGTTTTATCCAATTTACAAATACATTCTTAATTCTTGCAAGCATTTGAGTTACTTCTTCAGTTCTCAAAATTGCTCCATCAGGTGCTTTTTGTGGAATAGATATTACAGCAGTATCGTGAGGTCTAAAGAATTCATCTTCTATAATCTCAGGATGATTTTCTACTAAGTATTTGTAAATTGATTCATTTTTCATCACTCTGATTCTTCTAATATAATAATCATTATGCCAAGAATGAATACCTGAAGAACATCCCATTACGATAGATGCAGTATTATGAACTACAGTCTTATTTTTCAGTTGATATGAGTGTGTATTTTCCACTTCTAAGTCAACTGTAAATTGTTTATTTTCATTCTTTACGATTTTTGATATTTTCATTTATTTTTCCTCAATATTCGACATTATAAAATTTAATGTCAGTTGTAAACAATAATTCTTATCTTTTAAAAAATCCACTTCATTAATTCTCAATAATTTGAATCCAAGCGTATGATACGCGTCATTTTTCTTGACATCATTTTCAATTACATTAGGTAATGAATGCCAATACGATCCATCGAATTCAATTATAACATTTCGTATTTTAATATCAGGAACGAAATATCTATTATATTTTTCAGAAAATAAAAAACAAGGTTTTTCTGTTATAGGATGTCCTATAAAGTTGTTTTTTAAATCATCTGAGAGTTCATTAAATACCAATTGATTAAATTCACTTTCTATTTTTGAAGAGAACGTTGGAAATTTTGAAATCATTTTGGCAATCCTTCTATTGTATAGAACACTACCCTCATATTCGCCGTATTTAGAAGTATAATATTCTAATCTATTGTGGTTAGTTCTATTATACATTACCTGATCATACTTTACGTTACCTTCAATCTCTCCGTACTTTTTGACATAGTAATCTCTCGTATTAGCATATGCTCTTTTTTTATTAGCATTTTCAAATCTTTCCTTACCTTCAACTTCACCATATTTTTTAATATAGAAGTTTAAATCTCTTCTCTGAATATTACTCACTTTTTTCGTTGCTTCTTCCATTGAAATGTTGTATTGATTCATCACTTTCTCAACAGATCTCGGATTAAATTTCCTTTTGAGGTAATCGTCATATTTTACAGCACCTTCTTTCTCACCATATCTCTTAATGAAATTAGATAGAGTGTGTTTGGATTTTTCAGAATGTTTTTTTCTTATATTTTCAATTTCATCGTCTGAATATCCATTTTTTTTCAAAGATCCATAACTTACAGATAATTTTGAATTCTTTTCTTCGTATTTAAGTTTACCTTCCACTTCACCATATTTCGAAATATAATATTCTAAACTACCTTTGCCCTTCTGTTTCTCTCTCCATTCATTGTACCTCAATGTTCCATTTTCTTGTCCATACTTAAACATTGAAGTTTTTAAATCGTTCGATCTCATAAGACTTCCAAATCTCTCATTACCTCGTTCTTCACCATATATATGAATTAAAAATCTTCTTAATCTATCGATCTTATTTTGTAATTTTTTCACTGTTAAACCTCCGTTTTTATTATAAATACATTATTATAAAAAAACCAAGACTTAACAGTGAAATTGATTATTAGTTATAATCTATTACATTATCTTCTTCAGTTAACTCATCTGCTCTAACCCAACCTCGATTTGAAGTTAAAAATTTATGATTAGGTGTACACGTCACTGAATATCCATCTTCAAACGTAACAGTATATGTATCTTCTACACCATTAATGTATAATTTACTTATATTCTGCCACTCGTCATTCATATCCTTAACTTTCAGATCTTCAGTTACTTCGAAGAATGTTTTATCAATATTCTTCATCTCATTAATATTATGACCATTCATTTTGAATATTTCTTCTAAAGACAACGTACCTTTATTAGTTATAATCTCAGTTTCAGGTAACATACATCCACTTGGCTTTACCGTTGTACATCTTGCAGCAGGATTAATTCCTATTTCTTTTGCTCTTTTTTCATTTTCTTCCTTTACTATATTTGCTGCTTCAGTTAAATCAAATTTAGCATATTCACCACTACCAATTCCAGTCAATCCAACACCAATTAATGCATCTTTTTCTGTAGTTTTCTGCCAAATAGGTCTTAAATAATGAAAATCAGTATAACTTGCTTGTAAAGTTCCAATAAATGCTGCTGCTCTAACTCTATTATTTAATTCTTCTTGTGAAGTAATATCTGAAACATTTACTTCTGTTAAATTACAAAACTGAAATGGTTTCAAACTGATTTCGCAGTTATGTGCAAGTATTCCATTTGCAAAGAAATTATGATTATTTTCCACTTCTATATCATACACGTCGTGCTTTTCTTCTATAAAAGTTATTGACTTTAATTTAGCCATTTTAAATCCATCAACAGTTTGTACTTTTCCTCTATCTAAATATAATACTAATGTATCTTCATTAGTTAAATTCTTACATTCTACCCAACCTCTATTGTTAGTGTAAAATTTATGATCAGGAGTACAAGTTACATTGTATTCTATTCCATTCTCTTCTACTGTTAATTTAACAACAATTGCATCTTTTTTAGTTAATATTCCATTAGTAACTAAATTTAATTCAACTTTTCCAGTTTCTTCATTATAAGTCTTAACTTTGATTTCTCTTTCATTATTTACAGCATCAACTATTTCTGAAATTGTCATTTTTCCATTTTCAGTTTCTATTTCAGTTTCACCTATAAAACAACAAGGGTTAGTTCCTAACGATTTATCATTTGAGAAGTAAATTCCAGGTTCTCCTGCTCCTGATGCTTCTATTCTCTTCCATAATTTTTTAAAATCTTCTTCTTTCACTAAATGTCTTAAAATAACAGCACTATTATTTGCTCTTCCTCTTTGTGGGTTTAATTCCCACCAATTTCCTGATTTACAACTAATCATTTCATCATCATCCATACTAAATAATGATATTAATGCTGCTCTTCTTATACCACCTGTCAATACAGCATCTGCTAAGTGACATACTATATCGTGTACTTCTATTGGTTTTAACTTATCCCCATCTTCCTTATTACTTAAAATAGATCTTATCTTCTCAATACACAATTTTAGTGGATCTGGACCTGGTGCTTTACCACCTGAAGTGATTAGTCTTGCTCCTTTAGGTCTAATATCATCATATACGAAGTTAATGGTACTTCCACCTTTAAAATAACTCTTCATTAATATTTTAATTGCATCAGCCCAACCCTCTATTGAATCATTTATTAAGAATTTTCTATGTTTATTTGGGTTTGGCTTATGTATTTCAGGTAACATCTCAACGTGATGTCTTTGAACACTATATCCTACTCCACATCCACCTAATAATAAAAATATTATTTCTGAAAATGCTCTATAATCATCAACTGGCAAATATGAACAATTAAATATCCTTGAATTATTTAATTCAATTGGTTTACCTGCAAATTGCATAGATCTCATAGATGCTAATACTCTCTTATCATATACGTATTGGTAAGCATTTTCAATTTCTTCCCTCAAATGAGGATATTTAGTGATGTGCATTTGTTTATTTCTATCAACTATCTCTTTAAAAGTTTCTCTCCTCTTTAAAAAGGGATTGTATTTAGCATATTTCATATATGTAGTGATTTGTGATAGTATTTCCTGTGATATGTGCATTTTTTTAGAGTGCAAAACTCCCTCTGACGTATTTCCCATAGTCTTATCCTTCCCATTAATTATTTTGTTGTAAATTGTGTTGTTTGATTGGAAATATAAATACCACAAATTTAAAAATATATTGCGTTTTATCTAAAAATATTTTCAGATTTTGATTTCATTTTTGAATATATTTGTTTTTGAAAATTAGTAGGTCCATTGTTATTCATTTCCTTAATATAATTCTGAACAGCAGAATGATTTTCTGACTTTACACTTATCTGTCCAATGTTTAAATTAGTAGTAATGTCAAAAGTTCTACCATCTGCTCCATATCTATTCTTAGATAAATGTAAATTACCTACATCGTTTACTTTATCTTCTAATTTTCTTGAGAAAGTTAATATAATGTCTGAACAAAACACTTTGTTAAACGATTCAGCAATATCATCATTCTGAATAATTGATTTTTGAGTTCCTGAATTATGCGAATATACATCATTTGCATAAAACATATGTGTATCATCGACTGTAATGTCGATTGTATCACCTTCACCTATCAACTCAATAGATACTATTTCGTCAATATCAAAATCACTAAGATCTAAATTATGATCTTTCATTTAAAAACCTCATACATTTATTAATAACTTCTTGTTTATTTTCTAAATAATCACTTTCCCATATAATGAGAACGTGATATCCTTTGTCAGTTAAAGAATTAACTCTATCATTGTCCTGCTTCCATTTGTCCTTGACGTTATTTGCAAATGATTGATCATTCTCACTATACATTTTTGGATTAAAATGCCAAAAGTCGCCATAAAATTCTATAATTTTGTTGTTGAATTTGAAATCAACGCAAATAAACTTTAATTGTTCATTTATATGGAAAAATTTATATTCTTCATTTAATTCCCCAAAGAAACATTTCTCTCTGTCTTTTGGTTGCATCAGTTCATATAAATTCCAAAATAGATCTTGAGAAACTTTACTATATCTTAGGGTGTTATTTTGAGTTCTCTTAATGTTTAGATCTTGCCACCTCTTTCTACCTATTTTTTCACCATATATATCAATGTAGTATTTTTCAGAATTTTGATACTTCTTAACATTTACGTAAAGTCCGTATCTCTTACTACCTTCCACTTCACCATATCTATGTATAAATGATTTCTTCGAGGTTCTGTCCATTGATTTTCTATACTTGTCATAATTTACCTTCCATTTACTACCATATTTGTCAATGAAGTATTGCTTTGAAAATCTATATGATTGTTTGTCGTTACGTTTCTTCCATCTATCATATCCTTCTCGCAATCCATATCTCAATTGATATTCTTCTAACGTTCTTCCGTTTTTTCTCGAAAGTCCATTCGCTTCTAATTTAAGTTTATTTTCTTGTTGTGTTTTGAGTTTTTTAGTTAAAGTTTCATTCCACTTCATTTCCCCTAATTCTTTACCATACTTGTCAGTATAGTGTTTTAGGTTAAATGTCGACTTCTTATTGCATATATCATTCCACTTTTTTTCACCTTGAATGTCACCGTATTTGAATATGAGTTTATCCTTTGTTAATGTACACCTATTTACCTTCTCGTTAAATCTTTTGGTACCTTCAACTTCTCCATATCTTATACAATTGGACTTTAACGAACTACTATCTCTGCCGAGTTTTACTAACTCATCAAATCTATTGTCAATGCGTTCATCTATTTCATTCTCTATCCAATATAATAAAAAATTTAATCTCGATCGTATGTATTTGTGATCGTAATTCTTCTCAATACTTTCCAACTGACGAATGTATCTTTGTTGCAACTCTACGTTAAGTTTACTAATTATCAATTTTACCAAATTCATTTAATATTCTCCTTTAGTGTGAATATAAATACATTGATAATTTTTTTTAATGACTGCATCACAAAAATTTTACTTTTTTTTAGTAAATAGTTTGTCACCTACTTCCAGTCCAGTCGATATAGTTTTCAATTTACCATACAATGTAGGTAATTCGTGATTTGATGAAACATTTATTACTTTACCACTCTTCAATGTTATTTTATAAATAGGTTGCCTTTCAATAGGATAAACTTTAGTAACTTTCCTAAATCCTTTGTGAGTTAATACCTCATCGCCTTCTTTGAGAGTGCCAATTTTAACTTTACCTGAAGGAGTATCCACTAAATCATTTACATCGTGACACCTATTAGTTTGAGAAGCAGTTACTACTGGTATATCTAATTCTTGTGCCATTTTCTTTAGATCTTCATAAACTTCTTCCAAATTTAGTCTTTTATCTCTATAATTTGAAGTAGGTTTAATCAAATCTCCATAATCTATGAATACAATATCAGGTTTAAACTTATCAACTCTTATTTGCTCTACGTGAGTTTTTAATTTAGGAACTGTTACTGATTTCATAGTATAGAATGATATTATAGATTCACCCAATTGTGGATTATTGTTAATAAAATTGTCCACTAATGAAGGATCTTTTTCTAATATGTTTACTGGAGTTTTTGTCAATATAGTATCATACCTTATTGCTGTCTGAGTTTCTGTCAATTCTAAAGTGAAATGCACTACATTCTTACCTGCTAATAATGCATTTGAACCAAAATTAGCCAATAACCAACTCTTACCAATTCCTGAAGGTGCAATTATAGTAATTAAATCTCCATTTCCAAACCCACCTTTAAGTGCTTGATCTAATTCGTCAAATCCAGTCGTAACTGTTACTCTTTTCAATTTAGTGTATCTATCAATAGCAGTACTTTTATAATCTAATCCTATTTCAGTTTGATTAGTAACACTATAAGCATCTTTTATTAACTTCTGAACTTGATCAAAGTCTTCTCCTTCAACTGCATCAACACATAGTAATATGGTTTTTTTCCAATTTTGATTATTAAAGAAATTAAATGATTCGTCTTTGATATATTCTAACCCATTAGAAGGTATATGCACATCATATACATTATTTACTAATTCATTTAATCCATATTTGAGTGCTTTGTCAGTTTTTACATCTATCTTATTCAATTCCAATTCAAAATACTCTCTATTAGGAATATCTTTATAATTTTCCCAATAATTCATAGTCCATCTCACCACTTGTTGTAATTCTACAGAATCAAATAAAGTATAATCGATTATAGGATACATTTTTTGTAAAAATTGCTTATCAGTTACAAGTGATGCTATTATTTTGCTTTGAAACGTTTTGTTATATTTAACCTTATCAATCATCTTCTCTCACATAATTTTTATATAAAACATTCAATTGGAAATATACATTATCTCCATTCATTATCTTAGTTGGGTCAATTTTATCCTCCCCTAATAACTTCCTTATCAAAAATCGATTGTAAGTGTCGTTATTTTCAGATAAAATGTCTCTAATTCTTGACTTTAATAGTCCGTTCATAAGTGGATCGTGCAATTGCATTAAGTTAAAATTACGTTCGTATAATTCTCTATTATTCAATATCTTATCTTTATTGGAATTATCCACATTTTCTAAATATTCAAAAATCTCATCAATAGAATATCTTTTATCATCTTTTAATATTGGTAACAATTTGCCAATCGTAACTGCTCCAATACCATTAATACCATCAATTGCATCTCCTTTATCTCCCATTATACATTTGTAATGTATAAAATTCTGAGGACTTGTTGGAAATTTCTCCATTATGGTTTGTGAAGTGATTATTTCTTTCTTAATTGGGTTATAAATGCTAACACTTTCGTTTATTAATTGATAAAAGTCTTTATCAGTACTACATATTATAACCTCATTTTTAAAAAAAGAAGAAATATACGATATGACGTCATCTGCTTCAGTATTATCTAAAATTATTATATTTACTGGTAATAATATTAAATATTCATACAATCTCTTAAATTGTATCTTCATAGACTCTCTTTCGTGCTCAGCACTTTCAAACATATATCTTCTGTTCAAATTGTCTTTAATTGCCCTTCCACTTTTATAAGAAGATAACATCTGCTTTCTTTTTTTTGTTGAATTTGAACCATCAAATACTAATATAACTCTCGTTGGTTGTAATTTTCTTATAATGTAACTTAATCCAACTAAAAACCCAGTTATACCACCTACGTGAACGCCATCCCCATTTAAAGTGGGGACAGCAGTAAACGAACGTATATAGTGGTTTAATCCATCAACTATTAATACCCTATCGTTATATGATAGACCATTACTTGGTGTGCTTATATCCATAATCAATCATCTTCTCTAACAGTTTCGCCTAATTCAACTTCGTCTAAATTTACACTTGTCTTTTGATTAGTATATGACATTATATACTTGTCTGATAAAGTATCTTTGATTTTTTCAAATAACTCAGGATTTTCAATCATCTGAGTTTGAAAATCAGTTTGTCCATTAAATTTATGTTCATTACCTTGACTATCTTTATAGTAAGTCCATCCACCACCAGCAGTAAATACTTTATATTTTTTTGCTAAGTTGAATACTCCACTATAATCATTAATTCCACTATCATAATATATATCAAAAGTTACATCTCTATTGGAAGGTCCTAATCTATTCTTGAATACAGTTATAACTGTTTGAATTCCAACTACTTCCTCAACTCCATATCTTTTTCCTTTCAATTTAGTAGTTGATTTTGCTCTTAATCTAACAGATGAAAAGAATGGTAATGCTTTACCACCTGGTGTTCTGTATTTCTCAGCAAATGGCATTGCATTCATATTTTCTCTTAATTGGTTAGTAACTACTAATGTCACATTTTCATTACCAATTAAATCTGCAATTTTTCCTAAATGATCTGACATAATTAAAGATTTGTCTGTATTATAACCTGTTCTATCAAAGTTAGAATTTTCTTTACTTTTAGAAGATGCTCCTGCATAACTATCTAATATAATTGTTAGTGGAATATTTTTATCCTTAGATCTGACATTTTCAATAGTATGTTCTATTCCTTCAAGTATCATTTCAATAGGACGTACTTTAGAATAAATCATTTTACTTACATCAACTCCAACTGCTTTTAGATAGTCAACATATAATGAATTTTCTGTATCTATATATACACCTATCCCACCTTGTTTTTGGGTGTTGGCAATTATATGTGAACATAATAGTGATTTGCCTGAACCTTCCAAACCTGAAATTTCAGTAATTCTACCTACTGGTACTCCTCCATTTCTTCTATTAGAAATAGCCAAATCCAATACAAAAGAACCAGTCGATATGAAATTCTCAACATTGTCAGCACTTGCATCGTCCAAAGTATAGACTGGCTTGTAGCCAGTCCCTTTGAAACGATTTCCTAAGTCAGTTACTAAGTCACTAACTAAATCATCAATCTGAATATTGTCTGTTTTTTTCTTAGCCATTATTCTTCACCAAATATATTGTCAAATACTTCTTCACTACTCTTAGGTTTTCCTTTACTTGGAGCAGGTTTAGAAGGAATTGCTGTAGTTGAAGTTCCAAATCCACTAACTTCAGGAGTAGCAGGATCATCGATCTTCAAATACTTATCTAATTGAATTTTGATTTCATCATAAGAAGGTGGAGTAAAGTATGGTACTTCAGATAAATCCACTTGATTTTTGATTAAACCAATTACCTCTTCTAACTTATCATCAGGTGCTACTGGTGATGGATTTCTTTTAGGTCTAATGGTAGTTTCACCAAAGTCATTGCCTGCTTGTTCAGCAGTTTTTCTATCGATTACTATGTCTGTTCCTGTTTTTAAATTAGTAATATCACCATAATCATCATCATCCATAAGTTTTAATAATGATTCGTAAATCGTTTGTCCAAATCCCCAAAACTGAACACCTTCATTTTCTCTACCTCTAATTAAGACTGGTGCATATATTCTTAATTTTGGTTCTAATTTCTTACCTTGTACCCACTCTTCCTTAGAATTAGCACTCTCTTGTAACTCAGATGCAAACTGATGGATTGGATCAGGTTGGCCAAATGAAATAGGAGAAATAAATGTTCTCTTATTAAAGTTATAATGAAAATATGCTTCAAAAAATGCCCAATCAGGATTAGACTTTAATGGTACAATTCTTATAGTAGTTTCACCTTCAGGTGGTGAAAAGATAAATTCCTTAGAATTATTTGCTTTTGTAGTGCTCTTCTGAATAGAAGCAAGTTTACCACGAATTTTGGATAAATCCATAAAACCTCCGTTTTATAAAAATAAAAAAAACATTTGTTATTAGTTTGTGTGACGACAATATACGAAAAAAAAACCTAATATGCAACAGTTGAGTAAAAAAAAATTATCTTATTGTTTCTTTATATTTAATTTTTTTCTTTATTAAACTGTCTTGATTGCTGATTAATAATGTGTTTGTATAAACATCCCAATTTATATCCACATCTTTACTTAATATTCCATTATTTATATTTCTTATAATTAAATTTAGAGCATTTATAGTGTAAATGGTATTACTTTGTGATTTTTTATGTACTAAAAATGATCTTTTAGGTAATGAGGGTTGTACTTGTTGTATTTCATACAAGCAAATGTAATCACCTTCACTCTCCACATTGAATAAATCTATCTTGAAATCTTTAATTCCAAATTGATCATTTACATTTTTTATAAAATTAAAAATGCCATTTTTATTTGTAAAACTACAAATTAACTTTGCCATAACTTCATCCTAATATTATTGCCTATAATAGGTTTAAACTCACATCTTCTTGATTAATTGATATTTGTAAGTCTATACCTGCAAAATTTAGAAAACTCATCAACCCTTCAGATAAATATTTGTACATATTCAATACAAGATCTTTCACTTTATTAAACATTCTTTTGGAAGCATTTATAATTTTATCTAAAATTTTCTTTATTGTATCTTTAATTGATACTTCAGTTAATAATCCACTTTTAACATCATTTTCTAACTTAATTCCTTCTTCAAATAAATTTCCCATTTCATTATATATCTCATTTATTCCTTCCAATTCTTTAGGAATTTCAACTTTCTGTAATTCATCAGTAGTATATAACATTGCTGCTGTTTTGAAGATGCTATTATTTGCAGACTTAGTTCCTACACTTGGGGTTTTAAATTTTGCAGCAATTGCTTTGGCAGTTGAACTCATATCGTGTGTTTTGATAATTTTAAAATCTGGACTCCAGGCCAATATCATATTGGCTGTACCTTCACTATTACCAAACATAAGTTCACCAGTAATAGATTCGTAAGCAAATGCATATTTATAGTCCATATTAGAATCTAAGGTTGCAAACAACCCTTCCATTTCATTTCTAATGTTTTGTGTGTTTTCATCAAATTTTTTCACAATTTCTTGAATATGCTCATCAGCAACTTTTCTCATTTCACCCAATCCTAATTTAGTACCAGTTAATAATCTTGACATTTTTGCATCTTCAGATGACCACAAGTCTTCTATGGATTTTAGATGAGTTTCTATTTTGGATTTTAATTGATCTTCCAATCCTACAGATTGAATAGTGGAAAGAATTAATGCTTTAGTTTGTGGCAATGAACCATCCAATACTCTTACCTTCTCTTTACCATTTTTAATTGAAAATTTATATTTAGATGAAACTACATCAGTCTTTGAAGTTGAACTATTACTCCCTCCAAAACTCTGCCATTCTTTCGTAGTACTATATTTGCTGCTTCCAAGTTGTTTTGCATTACTTGCATTAACATTGCGTTGTATTTGTTGTAAAGCATCATAATAAGTTTTAGATTCATCATCAACCATTCCATTTGTCTTCTTAAATTTAATATAATAATCTCTCAAAAAAACAGCATTAGCATCTTTTGAAGATAAAAATTCAGCCATTTCTTCAACAGATTTAATTTTGCCAATATTCATTAATATTTCCAATACCTTCTCAGCATCAGTTGATGCTTGTGTACTTTCAACTATTAAATTATTCTCTTTTGAATTATTATACTCATCGAGAGTTACATTATATTTATTTAACAACTCCTTTAATATAACTTTATGCTTAACGTTATTAGGATTGTAAGTATTATATTCTAATCTAACTGCTAAATCTTCTGAAATTTCTGAAATTAATTGTTTATTCATAATCTTCTAACTCCTTCAAATTAAATCCATGTTTAATTGAACATTTATAACCATCTTGTTCTAATATATTTTTTATTTGCTCTACTAATTCATCTTCATCAGGATGAATGTCAAATGTAAAACCATCGTAATTATATAAAATCATTGTACTTTGATTATCTTTTAATAACTCAATCAGACCTTCCATCATAATTAAGTTTTTTTCAGTTTCATAAGACTGTATTATATAATTAAACAGTTTATGTTCTCCCATATCACCTAAATTTTCTCTTAATAATGGACGTTTGAATAGGATAGTTTCTACATATCCTTCATTTTCATACTGTTCCATTAATTTTTTCTTATAAATAGATAACTTTTTAAAAAATGGGATATTAGGAACGTCAGAAGATTTACCATATACTACAGCAAAGTTGTTTGATTTCACTCTATCATATTCTTTTTTATTAATATTATCTTTTTTTAATATCTCTTTAGCAAAATATTCGTGTATATTCACATTACTTGGCAATATTTCATCTATTAAATCACTAATTAAGAACAAGTGATATGCTGAATAATCGTAATTAAACAATTTACCTCTATAAAACCTTGAGAATATCTTCTTTCTATCATTATTCTTCTTATTTAAGGCCATAAAATTACACATTTTAGTGCTATTGGAAGGTCTTGAAGTTATTGTATATGGAATAAAATTACAATATTCTATATCTTCAGTCATTTGAAGACCATTTTTTTCTATAAAGTTGAATATTTTGCTATTATAAGTTGAGAATTTAATAAAAGCATCATTCCTTTCAAAATGTTTTACTAATTCAACCATCACATTTATATAATTTTCTGTAATTTCTATTATTTTCATAATAGGTATATAAGATATATAATTGTCTATATTCTTCAATCTCTTTGAATGGAAGAAAATTAAATTATCTATATTAATACCATCAACTTTATTATGTAAAAAATAATCAACAGACTGTAAATCAAATGCATTTGTAGTATCTATCAAGTGGTATATTGATTTTAAATCATATACATACACTTCATTAAATCTCATCATACTTAACAACACATCTAATTTACTTTTCAATGCATCACTATGAGTTCTATTTATTACATACTTATTTCCATTTTCAATGTTAAGTAAGTACACAAAACTTAAACCAAATTGATATTTTTTCTCATAATTATTAAAAATAGGGACTAATATAAACTTATCATTGCTCAACTCCTCTAACAAAGAAGAGAAATTTTCCATATTGGAAATAAACTTTATCATACAAAACCTTATTCAATTTAATAGTGCAATATACTAAATTTTTTTCAATTTTCCAAATTCTAAATAGTCTGTTAGGTATTTTTTTAGTCCTTTAAAGTTAACATCTTTTTGAACAACCATTCTTCTATTTGTATCATATATTCCGTGCTCTACCAGTATTCCATTTTCATATATATCTCTTTCCACTCCAGTCAATTTCCATTTAATGGATAGTTTATCATATAAATGACCATCGATTGGACCTTTAATTGTAACATTATCAAATGTAGCAGAGTTAATCTCTAAAATTGATAAATTTGGTTCATTTCTTTTTCTTAAAAAATATCTCTCAAAAAAACCATTAGCATAATCTTCTTCAGTTGGTTTTGGATAGTAAGATATTGGTGCTACGTATTTAGTTGGGTCATAATCATCTCTCTTTATATAAGAAACATACCCAGTCTCATATTCTATTTTGTTTTCATCCATCTTTATATTTTGATACTGTTTTACAAGAGGATGTTGCATATGAGGTACAAAACGTTGCAATGGTACAGATTTATTTTCATCAAAATTAGATTCAGTATATACTTCACCAGTACTTGAGCATTTATTATAATACCCTTTGTACTCTTCATTTTCCATAGTCATAAACTCTTTACCTTCTGTGTAAAGACCATTTTCTACTTCATTACTTAAATAATATATTTTTTTTCTTAATGTTTTCATAATTATGGGTTCATTTCAGGTCTGCATTGTAATTTTAAACTTGTTTCCCAATCAAATCCTGATATTTTATGAGAAACTTCCAGAATTATAAATAGCATTAGTAGTTTTTCTTTTCCACCTTCATTGTATCTGTATTTAGCAGGTAGCCAATCAGTTGATACTACATTTCCAAATCTAAATCCTGCAGTTCCATCTAATGTAATACTAACGTCAACTGGGTATAAAGTTCTATTAAGCCAAGAACCTTTAACACCTTCCAGTCCTTTGTATGATTCTGGAAAATCTGCTGGATTAGTTTTTAACCTCCTCATTACATTTCTAAATTCTTGACAGTACATATCATTTATACCATTTTCAGAAATTGCTCGTCCTATTGCTTTTTCCCTTTGCTCCCATTTTATTTCCTCTTGCTCTTCTCCTTCAACTGGTGCATCTGGAGGTGGAGGATTTTCAGTTGTTCCACAAACTTTAAAATAACGATTTTGCAAATTACTGAAAGACTCACCTGAACTTATATTTTCAGATATAGCACTTCTACCTCCTGCATACATTGCTGTTTGAGTAGCACTTGGTAACTTACTTGATATGGAAATATTCCTCATTATACTACTGTGAACTCTTGGTGTAAATATGTAAGGTTTTATACTATCACATCCTTGAAAATTTTGATCCATTACAGTAACAGTAATTGCAGTAAAATCTTTATCTTCTGCATAATCTTCTCTCGATATTAAAGTTAATTCGTGCAATTTGCCAGTTTCATTTGCTATTACATCAAATAATGCTTTTAAGAAATTACCTATACTTTGTTCTACTGGACTATCAACTGAATTTTCAATCATTTTTGAATACTCTTCTATTATTACATCAGTACTTAGTAAGATTTCTCCTAAATTGACTAACCTACAACCCTTTGGACCATAAGGTCCATTTTTACTATCATTTGTATATCTTGCTTTGATTGGACCAGATTTACTATACCAATGCTTACCATAATAATTTGAATGAAATTCTCCTGGTAATAACACTTTAGTAGGATTAGCAGATTTCAAATTTCTTACATATACTCCTGCTGAATAAGGTTTTTCTGCTGTTGCTAAATATTCTTTATCTTTTCTATTTTCGCAAGTAGTATTTAAAGTTGTATCATTGAAAGGGTTGCGATCTTGTATTTGTGCTTCCAAATCAGAACTGAATATAACTGTTTTTTTATCACCTACTTTGATTACTGTTCCATCTTCCCCTTTTTTCTCTATCTGAAAACCTCTATTGTTAAAATAACCTAAAACTTTAATATTTAACCATTCTATTAAACTATTTAATGTTATAAAATACATTTTATTTGTAGTTTTGTTTGTAACTTTAATTTGAGAAACGTCAGTTACTCTTGTATTAGATTGATCTGTAAGTAATCCACCTTCAGTCGTATCCACTTCAGAAGTTATCATATCTGCTACATAATAAACCATCTTTTTCTGAGTCTTGTTATCGTAAGGTTTTTTGGCTTCAATGTAAGTATTTCCAGGAGGATTTGGTAATTCATTCATATCTCCTTCTAATTGAGTTTTTAAATCAATTTTTGCACTTTGAAATTCTTCATTTCCATATTTAGGACCTGTTTTACTTCTTACAGTTGAAGGAGCATTTATAGAAAAGAAACCTTCACCTACTGCATCAAAACTGCAATCATATCCCAATTGATCATTTACACTCCAAGATGAATTATATATAATACCCCTAAAGATATCACTATCAGCACAATTAGATGAAGGATCATTTTCTGCTGAAACATTCCACCCATATTTAATTTTGATTTCTCTACCAGGTCTTAAAAATAATTCTTCATAAGAATCGATTAATCTTGGATCTGGAATAGTAATGCTTACGTTTGCTTTTTGCATAGATCCCATTTGACCTTGATTAGTTATACTAACATCTTTAACAATAGGAATTTGTGGATAGTATTTTCTACCATATTTTGCACTTTGATCTGCTACTTGTGTTTTTACAGCACTTTTGATAGTTGCATCTTTAAAAAAAGATGTGTTTACATCACTTACTTTCTCAGGATTAGAATAGAGTTGACCTACACCACCTATATAGTCTTCTACGTGACCAATTCTTGCTATTGGAGTTCCTGCATTTTTTGAAGCATCATCACAAACTGCTTCTATATAGCAATATGCTGCTTTTTTACTACTCCATATACCTCCCTTTAAAACATTCTTAGCCCTATTGTCTAAAGTCTTTCTAACATAACCATAAACTTCATTATATAAAGGATTCCATCCCATAAAACCTACCTTTTTTCATTATAATTTGTAAATAAACGTTCAATCTCACTAATATTAGTTGGAATTCTTAATCTAATTCCAGGTTCAACTGTCATTGTTCCTTTGCCAATGTTATTTGCTTGTGCTATAACTTTCCAATATGTTACATCACCATAAAACTTATTTGCTAATAAATCTAACCTATCCGTTTTATTAGATAGAATGTATATGTCATTCTCAGATAGTTCTATCTTTGGATATAATACAGTTGAAAACCTTCTACTTTTAGAATTATTATCTTCAATCTTATTTATTACTTTTGAATTATAACTTTTAAAACTCAAATTAACTCCTTTTAATTATAAGTATATTAGATGTAAATTATTTTTTATTTCTTTTGAGGCTTTCCTGGAGTTTCAAATACAGAACTATAGCCATAATTGGATGAAGATCCACTTATAGTCATAATTTCATCAAAACCAATTTGTACATCAACTTTTCTTGGTTGTTCTGCATCTATATCCCAAGGCATAGACATATCAACAGTAAATCCAACGTTGTTTATTACTACAGTTCTGTTATATATATTACCAACTTGAATTGTAGTTATTGGAGCATTTAATAATCCATTTGTTGTAACCTCACCAAAAGTTGGCATAGTCAATTTGCTAATATCATTTAATTTTTTTATACACTTTTCTAAATCACCAGAACTTTCTGCTACTACGTGAAAATCTAATCCACCATTTCTACCTATACCTTCAAATGAAAATATATTATCTGCTCTACCAATAGTTTTACTACTACCCCAACTAATGGCTTGAGAAACATTAAATCCTACATTTATTGCTCTAATTCTTATATGACCTATCTTAATAGTAATGAAATCACTTTCACCATCCCAACTCAGCCAATTTCCTGAATCGTATGGATCTGACCTATCTCTGTCAGGAAGACCTGCATCAGGAACTATGTTTTTTGTGTGCATATTGTGTGTTCCATAACCATTTATCTTTTCTGGATTAGTTGAAAATGTCTTTGTATTTTCATTATCTAATAATTCTCTAAAATCTCTAATCTTAGTTATTCCATCTTTTCCCATTTCATTTCTTGCAGTCTCAATATTTCCATACGATAAAGAATGATATTTGAAAACATCAAAATCTTCTGGTTGCTTATGCTTGAATGGACCATTTGTATCATCTTTTAATCTATCATAATATTCAAACGTTGGTTCATTGAATTCTGCCTTTTCACTTACGAAGTTGTCAATATTTACTTTTGCTGTATCTTCATTGTAAGTTAAAGATCCTGAAATTTTTCCTAATGAAGATATGTAATGTGTAGTGTAAGGTTTAACGTCATTTCTTGCAAATTCTTCACTTCCTGTAGGAAATGTTAAGTCTTCATTCACCTTTTCACTTGAGAATGTATTTTGACCTGAAGCACCTACAATTTTTTTCTCTTCATCTAAATTATAACTAAGTGAATTAGGTGGTTGAACTTTATTTAATAGAATAGGTGAAGTCAAATATTGTTTAGTTGGTAAATATTTATTTTCTATTTTATTACCATCGCTATCTTGATTTGTTACTGATGCTCTTCTAATTGGAGTACCAAATAATCCAAAAATTGAATTTGGACCACCTATATTAACAGACAATAAAGATATTTCACTTCCCCTTGCAACACCATCACTATTTATCAATTCTTTGTATAATGAAACTAATCTATTCTCAGTTGTAAGTGCTTGAGCACCTGCTCTTGCAAGTAAACCTGAAGTTTGAGAAGGTCTTATTATTTTATCTGTCTGTTCATTTCTTCTTTTTATTAATTTTCCATAATCATCACTTAATATTCCAACTGCTCCTCCAACGAGAGCACCTAAACCGTGTCTTTTAGATATACCACTTCCAATTAAAGTTGAAGTTGGATCATAAGTCCAAGTAGGTCTGAAAGATCCATCACTTTCAACTGCAGGATTAGTCATTTGAATTAATTGTTGTTTGACTATAAACAGTAATCCTCTTGAAGATATAGCAAATTTACTATTTCTTAGTATCGATCTTCCTAATATACTTAGATATCTTAATGGAGCAAAATTACCTACACTTAATTTGTCATTTAATGCTCCACCCCATCTTTGATTTTCATACTTACCTTTCCTTTGAATACCTCTAACTATTAAGGGTTGATCTATATAATCAATTTGATGTGCAGCACCAGGCAAATTATACTTATTGTAAGCAAGCCCTATTGGAGAATTTGGTGTAATTTTAGTCTTTTTACCTGCTGTTAAGAAAGTTAAAAGAGGTTCTCTCTGAACTGCACCATCTCCATATTTAATATAAGCAAATGGAGATGCATCAGACTTTAAAATAGATTCTTTATTGTCAAGTAATGTAAGTGAAGGATCTCTGTCATATTGTGATGCACCTATAAATGACAATAATCTTGATTGATTTGAATTATTTCCAAAATATTTTAAAAATCCTCTAACTGAAGGTGCTTGTGATCCACCACCACCCCAACCAAAAGTGGTAGTATCCACTTGAAGTTCTGTAGTTGTAAAATTAGGTGTAAATCCTTTAGCATTTATATCATTTATAAAATTAACTTCAGTAATTCTTCCTAATGGTGATGTTTTTTCAGCCAATACTGATTGACTAAACTCTCTTATAAAGTTTCCTACACTACCTTCGTTTGGACCTAAAAACGTTGTTTCAGGTTTTATGAGTGTAGTGCTCATATTTCTAACAAATCCTTCTGCATTATTATTGCTAAAGTAATCAACAGCCCCTTCATTTGGACCTAAAAACGTTGTATTAGGTTTTATGAGGGTAGTACTCATATTCCTTACAAATCCATCAGAATTATTATCATTGAAAAAGTTTACAGCACCTGGATTTGGACCTAATTCTGTAGTAGTAGGATCTATTAAAGTTGTAGTCATATTTCTAATAAATCCAGTTGAATTTCTATTACTAAAATAATCAACAGCCCCTTCGTTTGGACCTAATTCTGTAGTAGTAGGATCTATTAAAGTTGTAGTCATATTTCTCGTAAATCCTTCAGCACTTCTATTACTGAAATAATCAACAGCACCAGGATTTGGACCTAAATTACTCGTAGTAGGATCTATTAAGGTTGTACTCATATTCCTTACAAATCCTCTTGCATTATTATCATTAAAGAAATTTACAGCACCAGGATTTGGACCTAATTCAGTAGTATCAGGTTTTATGAGTGTAGTACTCATATTTCTAACAAATCCTTCTGCATTATTATTGCTAAAGTAATCAACAGCACCAGGATTTGGACCTAATGTAGTAGTTTCAGGTTTTATAAGGGTAGTGTTCATATTTCTAACAAATCCATTTGCATTATTATTACTGAAATAATCAACAGCCCCTTCGTTTGGACCTAAATTAGTAGTATTAGGTTGAATTTCAGTTTGTGACATATTTCTCGTAAACCCTTTTGAATTATTATCATTAAAAAAGTTTACAGCACCTTCATTTGGACCTAAATTTGTAGTATTAGGTTTGAGTTGAGTTTGTGTCATTCTGGATATAAAGCCATTTGCATAAACTTCACCAAAAAAATCAACTTCTTGAATTCCTTTAACACTATATTCACTTTCTAACTGAGTTACATCTATTTGATTTGCCTTTTCAATTTGAATATTAGCAGGTATTTTTTGTTCTTTTGGTATATATCTGTTATTAGATATTACTTGTGGTATATTATCAACTACATTTGTTTCATTTGGCCTTTTAATTTGAATATTAGTAGGTATTTTTTGTTCTATTGGAACATATTTATTAGATGATACTGGTTGAGGTACATTTTGTAAATATTGAGCATCAGTTTTGGGTTTACTTTGTTCAATAAACTCCTTTTTTTTCTCTGATATTTGAGAATAATAATCATCAATATTAGTTTTTAAGTTAAATGCCATTTATTATATATCCAAAAAGTTTTATGATATAGTTCTACCATAAGTATTGTCAGTTCCCATTTTCATCTGTCTATTAAGTGCTGAAGTAGCATCTAATTTTCCTAAAACAGTATCATTCATTTTAAATATGATAGGTTGATTCATAGAATTTAGAATTTTATTAAGTGCTTCTAATATTAGAACGTTAGTATCTGTTGCACCTCCAGAAATGTCAGTAACTCTGTCTGTTTCTTCTGCATTTGTGCTTTTTGAACTGCTACTTGCTGAACCTTCTTCTGAATTAGAAGTCTCTTTTACTACTTTCAATACTTTAACAGATTCAGCCATATCGTCGAAATCAATGTCACTTAGTTTATCAAAAAGACTTTCAATTTTTTCTACATTTATTTCTGACATTGCTTTAAGAGCACCTGCAATTGATAACATACCACTACCTACTTCTGCTATTTTTTTTCCATCAATTTCAGATGCTTCTTTGAGAACATCTAACCATTGTGAAGAACCACCTCCAAAAAGACTTGCAAACCCATCTGCTGTACCAACAGCAGCCAAAGCACCTAATGAAATAGCAATACCTCCTAAACCAAGAGCCATTTTCATTAAGTTTTCTCCAGCACCTTCAATACTGATTAATTCTTTGATAGAACCAAAAATCTTTTGAACACTATCACCTATTGCATTTATAACTCCTGCTATTGCTTCACCTATTGATGAAATTATTGCAACTATTATTCTTCCACCAACCTCTAATACTGGAATAAGCATATTGAAAGCAATTGAAAATTCTTGCATCGCTTTACCTAAAACCCACATTGCTCCTGCCATTATCAGCATTGCTGCTGCTCCTGCTATTATTGCAACAGTACCTACACCTGAAGTCATTATAGTACCTAATAGCATTACT